CCGCCGCTAAAGATGTATTAAGCAGAAGCGGCTTTGATGCTTCACAGAAGGTTGAACAGGTAGGGGAAACAACAATTAAGGTTAGCTTAGATACTATGGAAGGTGGCGATAGTGCCGCAGATAAATCTACAGATTGAACCAAAGATATTCAATAAAGCCTATCTACCTTACCTTTTTGACTACTCACGCCGCTATGAAGTTTACTATGGTTCTGCCGGTTCTGGCAAAAGCCATTTCATAGCACAGAAGCTTCTAATAAAGGCCTTGAACGAAAAACGTAAGATATTAGTAATTCGCAACATAGGCCGCACTATAAAAGATAGCGTGTTTCAGCTTTTCCTAGATATGCTTACTCAATTCAAGTTAAAGCAGTTAGTAAAAATCAATTTATCAATATTCACAATAGAACTGCCAAACGGCAGTATTATTCTTTTTAAAGGCTTAGATGATAGTGAAAAGATAAAATCAATTACCGGCATAACTGATATTTGGATAGAAGAAGCTACAGAAATCACACAAGACAAGTTTACTCAATTAGACTTACGCCTAAGAGTAGAGATAAATAATTTACAGGTTGTAGCTTCTTTTAACCCTATTTCTAAAGTGAATTGGGTTTACAAGTATTTTGGCTTTGATTCTGGTATCACGCCGCCGCAAACACTGATACTTAAAACAACCTATAAAGATAATAAGTTTCTTCCACCAGAGTATATAGCGGCCTTAGAACGAATGAAGGAAACTAATCCAGCTTACTACAAGATATATGCACTTGGGGAGTTTGCCAGCTTAGATAAGCTGGTTTTTTATAACTGGATAATTTCAGACATACAGCCGCCTTCAACCGCTAAGTTAATGTGCGGCCTTGACTTTGGCTATGTGAATGATGCTACAGCCTTTATAGCCGCCTATCTGGATGAAGAAGATAAGAAGATATACATAACTGATGAACACTACCAGCACGCTATGTTGAATGACGCTATAGCCAACACTATCAAGTATAAAGGCTATGGCAAAGAACTTATCATTGCTGATAGTGCTGAACAGAAATCTATTGAAGAAATCAAGCGACAAGGCGTAACACGCATAAAGGCCGCAACTAAAGGCAAAGGTTCAGTGCTTCAAGGTATTCAGAAGCTACAGCAATATGAAATACTGGTTAATCCAAAGTGCCAGAACCTTATAACCGAATTCCAGAACTATTCATGGAAAAAAGACAAGGCCACAAATGAATACATTAACGAACCTAACGATGATTTTAACCACTGCATTGATGCTTTGCGTTACTCGTTACAGTGCGTTGAAAACATTAGAAAGGTTGGCACGCTGAATAAGGCGGCACTTGGTTTATAGGAGTGACTAAATGAAATACAGATTAAAGAAAGATAGCGTGCTTACACCAGAACTAATTCTGAAGTATATAGAAGATAACGCTGGTGAAGCCGCTAATAGAAAGAAGTTAGCTGATTACTACATAGGAAATCAAGCTATTCTAAGCCGCACTATGGTAGACGCTACTAAGCCAAACAACAAGGTAGTTAACCCTTATGCCAACTACATAACTGACATTATGGTTGGCTATTTCATGGGTGAACCTGTAAGCTACAACAGTGAAGAAATAGAGTTGCTTAATTCCTTAACTGCTATCTATAACTACAATGATGAAGCCGCAGAGAATTCAGAACTGGCTAAAGATGCTTCTATCTATGGTACAGCCTATGAACTTCTTTACTTAGATGATAATGCGGATATTCGCTTTAAAAAGGTTAGTGCTGAAGGCTGTATTCCTATCTATGATAATACGGTTGAAGAAGATTTACTCTTCTTTATTCGCTACTATGATGAAAAGGATATTCTGACCGGCAACACTAAAACCTTTGTTGAAGTCTACAGCAAAACCTATATTCAACAATGGGAAAAGAGTATAGCCGGTATGCTGTTGCTTGATGAACAGCAACACCAGTTTAACGCAGTTCCTATTATTGTTTACTGCAATAATGAAGAAGAATTAGGTGATTATGAAACAGTAATTCCCCTTATTGACGCTTACGACAAAATACAAAGCGATAGCGTTAATGATATGGAATACTTTGCTGATGCTTATTTGGCCTTAACTGGTGTTGATGGCTTAGAAGCAGATGATGTAGCCAACATGAAGGAAAACAGAGTAATTACCCTTCCAGAAGGTTCTGCCGCACAGTGGCTAATAAAGACCATTAATGATACCTATGTAGAGAACCTAAAGAACCGCATAGACAGCGATATTCACAAGTTCAGCAAAACGCCGCCAATGACAGATGAAAACTTTGCGGCAAATGCTTCTGGTGTTGCTATGAAGTATAAGCTGATGGGATTAGAGAATACCACTTCTAAGAAAGAACGTAGCTTCAAAAAAGGCCTACAACGCCGCATTGAACTTATCTGCAATATGCTTTCTATAATGGGTTCTGACTATGATTATCGTGCAATCAACCTAACATTCAAGCGTAACATTCCAGCTAACTTAGTTGAAATGGCTGATGTAGTTAATAAGGTTGGACACCTATTAAGCAAAGAAACACAGGTTGGCCTACTGCCTATTGATGTTGA